GTGGAACAGGTGAAGCACGTACCGACTCCGATATAACGGAAGTACGTATTATCGCTGATGAGGCAGAAGGCTACAAGAATGATGCTGCTGCTTCGGCCAGTGCCGCTGCATCGAGCGCATCTGCTGCGGCCACTGCTGAGACTAATGCAGAGACTGCCGAGGCCAACGCTGAAGCTGCTCAAGCTGCTGCCGAGGCTGCTCAAGCTGCCGCTGAAGCTGCCCAGACTGCGGCTGAGGCTGCACAAACTGCTGCTGAGTTAGCTGAAACTAACGCTGAAACTGCTGAAGCCAATGCTGAGACTGCTCAAGCTGCTGCTGAAGCTGCTCTGGCATCTGCTCAAGCAGTTTATGACGATTTTGATGATCGTTACTTAGGTGCTAAGTCCAGCAACCCTACTTTAGATAACGATGGTAATGCTTTGCTTACAGGTGCTTTGTATTTTAATACGGTAGCTCCTGAAATGCGAGTGTATAACGGAACTGCATGGCAGAACTTTTCTGCTGCTTCAGCAGTCTCCAGTTTTAACACACGCACAGGTGCTATTACTCTGTTAGATACCGATGTTAACACAGCCTTGGGATATACAGCAGCTAATAACAGTTCTGTCCTTCTCAAAGCTAACAACTTATCTGACTTAACCAGTGCATCTACTGCCCGTACCAACTTAGGTTTGGGTACTGCTGCTACCACTGCCAGTACTGCTTATGCCACTGCTGCTCAAGGTACTAACGCAGATACAGCCTACGGTTGGGGTAATCATGCTTCTGCTGGTTATGCTGCTGATAACGCTGTTGTAAAGCTCACAGGTGATCAAACTGTTGGAGGTATTAAGACTTTCTCTAGCACTGTTATAGGTTCTGTCTCAGGTAATGCAGGCACTGTTACTAACGGTGTTTATACTTCTGGTTCCTACGCAGATCCATCGTGGATTACCTCTTTAGCTGGCTCTAAAGTATCAGGTAACATTGCAGGGAATGCTGCTAACGTGACAGGAACTGTTGCTGTAGCGAACGGGGGAACCGGCTCTACAACAGCCTCTGCCGCCCGTACAGCCCTCGGATTAGCGATTGGCACTGATGTGCAAGCATATGACGCTGACTTGACAACATGGGCAGGGAAAACCGCACCCTCTGGAACTGTTGTCGGTACGTCTGATACACAAACATTATCAAATAAGACATTTTCAGGAGCACAGACTTTCGGAAGTGCGTCTTTGGCAGAGCCTTCTGGTTCCGCTCCTTTATATCTTTGCCGTGCATGGGTAAACTTTAACGGCACTGGCACTGTGGCTATCCGCGCTTCTGGTAACGTGTCGAGCATCACGGATAACGGGACTGGCACATACGCCGTAAACTTTACAACAGCATTGCCTGATGCCAACTACGCTGCACTTGGTTCAACTCAAGGTAGTGGTGTTGCGGTGCTCCCAAACATCTCGGTAAACCAAGGCAACAACCAAACAACATCACTGGTAAATATTTACACCACTGGCGGAAGCACTGGAACACCAACTGACTTTAACTATATAACTGTTGCTGTATTCCGATAAGGAGCAATTATGAACCAACGAATCATTTACCCAACTGACAATGGTGGTGTGGCTATCATCATCCCTGCTGAGTCTATTGAAGCAGCAATGAAGGATATTCCTGAAGGCAAGCCTTACAAGATCGTGGATGTTGCTGACATTCCTGAAGACCGCACATTCCGTAACGCATGGGAGTACGTATGAGTATTGCTATCAACCTAAACAAAGCCAAGGCCATTGTGCATGACATTCGCAGGGCAAGCCGTTCTGCTGAGTTTGCACCTTTGGACATTAAAGCAACTATTCCTTCTGAGGCTGTAGCTGCTGAAGCTGCTCGTCAAGCTGTGCGTGAGAAGTATGCTGCTATTCAAGCTGACATTGACGCTGCTCCCGGTGTGCCTGAATTGAAACTGATTGTTGACTCTTTATAAAGGAATAATATTATGCCACTCAAAAAAGGTAAATCAGATAAGACAGTCAGTGAGAATATCTCCATGATGGTCAAAGAAGGTAAACCACAGAAGCAAGCAGTTGCTATTGCACTGTCCGAGGCAGGTAAATCTAAACCTGAGCGTGGTGAGCGTACCAAGAAGAATAAAGAGAAGAAGAAAGCCAAATGACACGCCCTGTATCGGTAGGTGTTAACCTTACCTCAGCTACGGCTACTACGATCTACACAGTTCCTCTTGGCTACTTTGCTAAGTGGAACTTGATGTACATCTTCAATAACTCAGGCTCTACCAAGAGCATTTCTGCTTATTGGAGAGACTCTAGCGCCTCCGCTGACATCTATGTTCATAACGGTACTATTGCTTCTAAGTCTTATGTTCGCATGGATGGAGGAGCTTATGTAGTGTTGGAGGAAGGTGATACCGTAGTGATGCAAGATGAAGCAGGTAGCTCTTTCAGTACTATATGCACCTTTGAATTGTTTAAGAAAGAAGGAATCTAATCTATGGCCTTGCCAACATACCTTGACCTTGTTAATGATGTTCTGATTCGTATGCGCGAACCTGAAGTCACTACCGTCAATGAGAATACTTTATCTAAGCTTGTGGGTAGGTTGGTTAACGATGCCAAACGACAAGTAGAAGATGCCTACGCATGGAATGCTTTAACTGATACCTTGATCATTGAGACAGAAGCCGAGACATACGGCTATGTGCTCACAGGTTCAGGTACTCGCTTTAAAGTCATTGATGCTCAGGACAACACCAACAAGGCTGTCATCAACCCTTTGAGCACCAAGTTGATGTCTCAGTACTTGCTGAACAATACCAATCCCGGTAATCCGATGTACTACAACTTTAACGGTATCCACAGCACTGGAGACACTAAAGTAGACTTCTACCCTGTTCCTAATGCAGGCTTGACCTTGTACTTTAACTTGTACATTCCTGAGCCTGAACTTACCTCTGACACTGCTACCATGCTCGTGCCTAAAGAGCCTGTAGTCTTGGGAGCCTTTGCTCGTGCCTTGGTTGAGCGTGGTGAAGATGGCGGTTTAAACAGCTCTGAAGCCTACGGTCTGTACAAAGCTTCATTGGCTGATGCTATCGCTATTGAAAGTTCTCGCTATGTTGAGGAAGAGACTTGGGAGGCTGTGTAAGTTATGGGTCAACAAATCCAAACATACAGTATTACAGCTCCCGGCTTCTACGGCTTAAACACACAGGATAGTTCGTTAGACTTAGCCTCTGGCTTCGCTTTAACAGCTATTAACTGTGTTATTGACCAGTATGGCCGTGTAGGTGCTCGTAAAGGTTGGGTAACTAAGCACTCAACCAACACTGACTTAGGTACTGCTAACGTAGAATCTATGGGTCAGTTGGTCACAGATGTAGGTACTGAGTATACCATCGCAGCAGGCAACAACAAGATCTTTAAGCTGGTAGGTAGTACCTTAACCATGCTGACCTACGGTGGTGGCGGTACAGCTCCTACGATCTCAGGCAGTAACTGGCAGATGGCATCTCTTAATGAGTGCCTGTATCTGTTCCAATCTGGACATGATCCTCTGGTGTTCGACCCTGCTGTCAGTACTACAACCTACCGCCGTGTGTCTGAGAAGTCAGGCTACACAGGTACAGTTCCTGCTGGTAACATTGTCTTGTCTGCCTATGGACGCTTATGGGTTGCTGACTTAGCCACTGAAAAGACAGTGATCTACTGGTCAGACATCCTTTCTGGTCATAAGTGGACAGCAGGCTCTACAGGTTCTATTGACGTATCTTCTGTTTGGCCTAACGGTGCAGATAACATCACAGGTTTAGCTTCTCACAATGGATTCTTATTCATCTTCGGTAAGAATAATATCTTGGTGTACTCAGGTGCTCAGGATGTGCTCTCGGCAGGAGTGTTCAAGATCTCTGACTCCCTGACAGGTATCGGTTGTATCGCTAGAGACACCATCCAGAACACAGGATCAGATGTTATCTTCTTGTCCGATACAGGTGTCCGCAGTGTCTTGAGAACCATCCAAGAGAAGTCAGCACCTTTCCGTGACTTGTCCAAGAATGTACGCAATGACTTAATGAGTGCTGTAGCAGGTGAGACAGCAGCTAACATCAAGTCTGTGTATAGTCCTTTTGAGTCTTTCTACTTGCTTACACTTCCTGCTCTAAAAGTGGTGTACTGCTTTGACATGAAAGCTACATTGCAGGATGGAGCTAGTCGAGTAACTATTTGGAACGGGATGGAGCCTAAAAGCTTCTGCTACCTCCGAGATAAAAGCTTACTGATCGGCAAAGCAGGTTACATTGGTCAATACTCAGGGTATCAGGATAACGGTAATTCTTATCGTTTACAGTATTTTACCAACCACACAGACTTAGGAACACCTTCTGTTAGCTCCGTACTGAAGAAACTTTCAGTGGTTGTTATCGGCGGTTCTGACCAGTATGTAACAATTAAATGGGGTTACGACTTCAAGGAAAATTATTTATCACAAAATGCTAAAATTCCTACTCAAGGGGTTGCAGAATTTGGCATTTCGGAGTATAATACTGCTGGAGTAGAATACTCTGATGGTATCACCCTACAAACCCTTGTTGCCTATCCTACAGGAGCAGGTAAAGTTATTCAGACTGGTTACGAAGCAGACATTAACGGCTCTGCTCTAAGCATCCAGAAGATTGAAATTCAGGCCAAGAACGGAAAGATCGTATAACATGACAGACTATGTAAAAAGTACTAACTTCGCCAGTAAAGACTCATTATCCTCTGGCAATCCTTCAAAGATTGTCAAAGGTACTGAGATTGATACTGAGTTTAACAACATTGCAACAGCGGTAGCAACCAAGGCTGATACTGCTAGTCCTACCTTCACAGGCACTCCTGTGGCTCCTACAGCCTCGGCAGGAACTAACACTACTCAGCTTTCCACTACTGCTTTTGTAACTGCTGCTATTGCTGCTGCTAAAGAAGCACTGTATCCTGTTGGTTCTATCTATGTCAATGCAGGCGTGACTACTAATCCTGCTACATTGTTAGGCTTCGGTACTTGGACAGCCTTTGGTGCAGGTCGAGTCATGGTTGGCTTGAACGGTAGCGATTCACTGTTTGATACCTTGGAAGAGACTGGCGGTAGCAAGGATGCTATTGTTGTTAGCCACACGCACACAGCTACCGTTACTGATCCGGGACACCTTCACAGTAACGCCTCCCTTAGCTTTATAAGCGGAGGCAGCGGCAGTGGAAATATTGGTACAGGCCCAGCAAATACAACATCGGCTACGACAGGTATTACTGTATCAAACAGCACGACAGGCTCTAGCGGCACTAACGCTAACCTTCAGCCATATATCACAGTGGCTATGTGGAAGCGTACAGCTTGAGTATGGATACGGTACATCATTTCTCTGAAGGCTTGTACGCTAAAGAGATGAATATTCCCAAAGGGGCTATGGCTTGTCAACACAAACATAACTATGATCACTTGAGTATCTTAGCTCGAGGTAAGGTCAGGGTCTTGTTTGATGATGACAAGGTACAGGAATACACAGCTCCTGCTTGTATTAACATTGTAAAGAATGTAAACCATGTCATTATGGCCTTAGAGGATTCTACATGGTTCTGTATTCATCAAACCGAGGAAACTGACGTGAGTAAAGTG